TTTTTCTTTGCAAGCACTTGTTGCAAAAATACAACAAGAACTTGAGATTCGTAGTGTAGTTTAGGCTGATGTCTTGTTAAACACTTCTAGGAATCGAACCTAGTCCTCCGAGCAGACTCAGCCCGGCGTGCATTCCAATACACCTAAGAGACTCCTCTGCGGTACGCTCGGCAAAGCGGTGCGCTGAGGGACAAGAAACAGACTTCTGACGATTGCCGTCATCAGCCTAAACTACACTACAAATTTTTAAAGAACAGTGGAAGAGTCTTTCAACTCAACCGATACAGATATTGTACCACACTTTTCTGATCTTGCAAGCACTTTTGAAAATTTATTTTCTCAGTGTTGTTTTCTTGCAACATCTGCCGGTCTTAGAACGATTTCCTCAACCGATATGAGTATTATGGCGCAGATGGGATCGCTTTGCAAGCCCCTCTGTTGTTTTTTCACCACACAAACAAAAAGACCCTAGATTTTTAGTCCTAGGGTCTTTTGGTGTATCTGGTGTAAGTATTTGGTTTTAACTTCCCATTTTAGCCTTGGACCCTCGGTGTGCCATAATCTCCATTCTCCGGAGTAAAGACGGCCGCACCACAGATTCGTGATGTGTGCAGTTTCCACTGGGACTGACTGAGATTGAACATTGAAAGGAGTATCCTTAGAAAATTTTACTTATGAAGTATATATACAAATCTTAGCTCCAAGATGGAACTTTTTTGAAAATATTTTTGGTGGGGCAGACAGGACTCGAACCCGTACTCGATCGATTATGAGTCGACTGCTTTACCTTTAAGCTACTGCCCCAGCAAAACTTGGTCCGGCGTAGAGGAATCGAACCTCTATTCATGGTTTAGAAGACCATTGTACTATCCATTGTACTAACGCCAGGAATTCTTAATCTCGTTCGGATTGGTCTTTCATATACTGTTCAATGGTGTCTAGTTGCTCTTTGTTAGCGACTTTTCTGACAGCTTTCATGGTGAACGCATAGGAGTAGAGACCACCTTCGAGGAAACCTCGGCCAAAGCCGCGATGATACATGTCATACAGTGCGTATCCGAAGACAAGCAATAATACAACGATCATCCACAATTCTAATAGAAGCATTCCTAGTCCTCGATAATTTCGGCAGCTTCTACCATCTTGTAGATATGCTCCCATTTCCAAACTCGTGGGATCGAAGGATCTTTGAAGTGTGAGTTATGATTGTGCCCCATAAGAATGGAGTTGAGGCCATACTCTTGGCCGAGAACAGCATTCTCGGGTTTATCTTCAACCCAGATGCATCGACTATCTCGATACGGTTCGAGGATGTCGTGTTTATCAGCGCCAGTATCAGCACAGACAACCTTCTCAAACACTCCCTCGCCGAATAATTTATTTAGGTTCTTCTCGCGAAGTTTCTTGGCATACTCGTCGGTACTGAGTGATGTTAGACAGTGGAAAACAAATCCATATCGCTCATGCAGTTTTCTAACATAGTAGACAGCATCGCGAAGTGGTGGGAGGAATCCGATAGCAGCACTCTCGTTGAATGCCCGAATCATTCGTTTAGCTTCTTCAGCAGAGATACCATACATCTCGGATATCTTATAATCTGGCTTAACCACAGTGTATCCACGATGATTCATCCAGACTCCAAAGCTATACTCCCAGTCTAGGAGCACTCCATCGCAGTCGGTCAGGATGACCTTGCGTGGATCAGTGTATTCTTTTTTCATTATGTGATGAGTTCCTCAATAGGTGTCTATTGTAACACCGATCGAAGAACTTTGCAAGTTATTTCTTAGCAGGGGCCTTCTTCGCGGGTGTCTTAGTACCTTTGTTTGCAGGAGCCGTTGGTTGCGGATTCATGCGGCTTTGAATGAGTTCAATCTTTGCATTTAGGCGTTTCATGACTTCATTCCCATCTGTTAGGAAGTCTTTATACACTTCACGCAACAGGTTAGCAGACCATGTGCGCTCATGCTGCAGCTGATCGATCATCTCCCCACCTTTACCGATGGTGCCACCCGAATAGTTATGGAACATGAACATGGAGTGTGGAGTCACCTCATACTGACTTGCGCAGAGGAAGATCATAGTCGCAGCAGACATACATGCGCCTTCTACAGAACAGATGACAGTAGCTTCAGTCTCAGACAAGACTCTCAGAAACTGGATAGCAGTGAATAGATCACCGCCGGGGGAATTGATATAGATCTTGATGAAATCACTCTCACCAGCATGACGGATCTTATCGAACCACTCGATGTATTCTTCAGCACTCTCAATCTCACCCGAGAGATAGAACTCATGACTGTGTCCGATTGGACGGTCTGTGAATGATACCTTGTTGCTAGTATCTTTAGCTTTTAACAGTTCTACGATGTCCATATTATGCTCCAAAAAATTGTCTTCTCTTGTATTCTTGAATCGTCGACATCAGGTCGGATGTCCAGTTGTCTCGATGTTCTTTGAAGACCAATGGCTGTTCGTAATCGACATCCATGATCGTAACAAGGTTAGTTATGGGTTTCCCCGTTCGTTCTTCATACATGATGCTGTAAGCAGCCTCTTGTATGAAATATGATGTAATATCATCTTTCTTCTTCAGTCGTTTAGACGTTTTGAAGTCGATGATAGACAATACTCCATCAAACTCAGCTATACAGTCACATCGACCAGCAACTCCAAGGAATTTCGAATAGAGTGCTAGTTCCTGACCATATACTCGTCCTATCCTATTGTCTAGAATAGGTTGAAGATTTTTAAATGACTGGACGATATCAAGCCCAAATCCTTTATCAAAGTCTTCTTCATTGTTTATATATTTCTCAACGATCGAGTGGACCGCAGTCCCTCTCTTACTAGCCCTGGACGAGATCCTATTAGCTTCTTCATCGCCAACTCGTTTCCTCCAAGCCTGGATAGACTCTTCAGATAAAATACTAAGGACGGTCGTGATGGAAGGTAGTCGAGCACCGTCCGGGGTTATATATTTTCTACCGGAAGACAGCGTCTCGGATATGAGGTCGCTGTATCCCAGTTCTAGTGGAGTATGTTCAAATATCTTCGTTCTCATCTAGATAGTAATCTCGTATGTGCGACCTTCGCTTGGTTTCATTAGAGAACCTCTCATGTTTATGTGAGCGCCTAGTCTTAGACTCAAACTCGTCATAATCTTCTCTGCGACGTTCTCTATGCTTATTGTTCGGACTACCGCCGTCAAAACGTTTCAACTTAGCCATATCACCTCTTGCTTTCAAGCATCTCCTTAGTCATAATATATTCACGAACTAGATCGGAACGTACAATATCAGCCCACGTAAACTCGATATGAGTGAACCTCTTCATGTTATCAATGATCTCCATGAACTTGAGAATACCTTCTTTATCGTTCTTCTTCTCGAAGTCTGATTGATAGTAGTCACCACACATGATAAACCTACAGTTCTCGCCAACGCGAGTGATGACCGAATCGAGTTCATGGAAGTTCAGGTTCTGCATTTCATCGACGATGATGATAGCATTTCGAAGTGTAGTACCACGGATGAAAGATGTGGTCAGGAACTGGATTGCGTCTTGTGCAACGAGTTTATCGTAAGCACCCTTGTCGTCAAAAAGTTCAGCTGCGATAGCAACGTATGGTAACGTATAAGAGGCTTTCTTCTCATCTTCAGTACCAGGAAGGAACCCGATATCTCGGGTTGGTACGACAGATCGTACGATGACGACCTTATCGTACTGAGTACTCTTGTCTAAGACATCGCATAGCCCGAGGTACATAGCAAGGAATGTTTTGCCAGAACCAGCTGATCCCGATAATACAAGGTTGTGATCTTTCTTATACGATTCGAACACCAGTCCCTGATTCTTGGTGATAGGTTCGAGGTCTCGAATATTCTCGAGACGAAGCTTAGTTGGCTTGGATGATACTGTCTTAGGTAGGTTCATGACTTGATATTGTTGATTGTGTACGTTTCTTTGATTTTACTTAGAGTCTCTTTCCAACCATTATCGGTTTTACTTAAGAGACTACCTACATCAGAGACGATTCTTGGTGATCTGATACGACTTTCTACTTTATTGGTCTCTCCACACTCTGGGCATGGATTCGACTCAGGAGCCTTTCGGTCGTCGATCTTTAGGATTTGGTCAAATGTATGACCGCACGAGGTACACTCGAATGCATATGTTGGCATTAATTAATTCCTGCGATGAACCACGATGGAGTTTCACGCTTGGTCCACTTAGCGAACCTAGCTTTCTCCACCACATAATACTTCTGATACCCTGCAACTGGATTCCCAGCGATCTTACAATGATCCGGCATAGCTTGAGGCATCTCAGTAAAACCTACGGTAGTAAGATTATCCGGGATTTCTGCTAGATGATCAATAAGACCGATCTGTTCACACTTATGAACTTTTCCATATCGATGAGTGTATTCCTTGCAGAGGTTAACAGTAAGCTGATGGAGCCACCGATAATTCTCGCGAGTAGCACGACACCATACCGCTGATGGATGGTTCATATGTGTTGCTTTGTAGAGTTTGACGTCGCGACTATCTGGGAGTTTCCAGACTTTCTGTTTGCGACCAGAAGCAGATAGAGCAGACTGCTCATAACCATCGATGACTCGATGCGCTGTTGATAGAAGCTGTGCTGATTCTAAGATCATCTTGACCACATGTTTGTCACAGTGATCGATAGCACATTTCTGTGGGTCTTGATTGAGATAAAATATGTTCATAATAAAAACATTTCAAAATTCCCTGAGTGAAGCTATTATACTACACTCAGGGAACATTTGCAACCTTAGTCGCCGTAATGGAAATACTCCTCTATATCAGTTAACTGTTTCTCGATAAATTCACGCTTTTTTATCATCGTATAAGCCCTTTGTTGATTACCCTCTTTTTTAAGTCGTTGAATGTAGTGAGTGAGTTCACGTGAGTCTCTGATAAGACGTTCGACTTGGGATTTTGGCATAGGTTCTTCCTTTTCGAGTTAATACAATTCATAACGAAAAAGTATTTCTGCCTCCTATCTAATTATGTCACAATAAGTTTGGGGAAAGCACTCTCGACTAATTCTTTAGTCAAGGACGGATACAGCTTCTTCAGCTGTTTATCTTTCATCGCGATCAGAACTTCAGCTTCTGTCGGATGAATAGATTCTAGGATCTCGATAAAGAGCTTCTCCCTTTTGGATGGGATGAGGTTCTCTCCAGGACCGCCCTGGACGAAGTATCTGAGTTTGGGAGTTTGCTTACGCAGATTCGAGAATGTCAAGCCTAATGCTACATCCTGCTTGCGATATGGTGGAGTACCCTCTGGGAGGATAAATGTGATCGAAGAGTCGAAACTACCCCTCAGGACATCCCTCAGAGCTAGGCAGTTATACTCCTGCATGAGTTTAATTTTATCTTCACGAGATTCGGCTTTTTCAACCTTAGCAAGAATCTCGGGGATTGTTATCAACATCGCCATTTTAATAGAATTCCTCAATACATTCAATGAGTAGTTTGCAGCGTTTCTTAATCAGATAATTCAGAAGCTTCGACTTATGTGGAGGAGCGTATCCTTCAAACGTATTTATAATCTGTTCTTTCAGGTGAGGTGGAGTATTTGTCAGCTCGATCAGAGTTTTATTCCTCTGATAGTTGCGATACGTATTCTCATCCATCACAGCTTTTAAGTTCTCACTGTTCTGAACCCAGATGTCAAGTTTCTTCTGAGTCACTGGCGACTGGCGAATAGAATCCACAAATGCATTATCTGGAGAAAGTACGTTTGGCACACCATCACCCGAGTCGCCGCGCATGATATGTTCAAACAGATACGAACGAGGGTTCTTATCCTTGACGAACTTCTTCTGCAGAGGAGAGTATTGTTTCACATTATCATATTTCTGCAATTGGATAAAGTCGTGGTCTGCAGAAACGATCATGACAGGTTCGTGTTTGCCAAACTCTTGAGTGTATTCCGCAAGCGTGCCAATTACATCATCAGCTTCAGCACCATCGAAGCGAAGTACTCGATAATGGAGATTCTCTACGATCTCCTCACGAACCATAGAAAGGATTCGGAACACCTCTTTCCAGTCGGTCGTAGTCGATTCGTCGCGGGTCTTACGGCGAGATGCTTTGTATTGTGGGAATTGTTCTCGACGCCATGAGAAAGCGCCGTCAGCTGCGATCACGATGTCACCATATTCAGATTTGAATTTCTGGTTATACATGCGAATAGAGTTGAGGATCATATGTCGGATAAGATCCTCTTCAATACCCAAGTGCTGAGCTTGGATATTGGAAAGAGCGATTTGGTTATAATCAAGGATGATCATAGTATGATGGTCAGTTAGGGTTTGTGATCAACCATTATATCATAGATCGAAGATTTTTGCAAGTACCAATAAAGTATTACTTTTTGATATGACTTCGATGAACTCTACACTGGATCTGACCATTATACCACATTTCTGGATGCTCGAGCACTTCGTTGATGAACTGCTCCTTAGCTTCGAAGTATGATGTAGAACCCTTAGTTAGACAGAAGTGGATGATCTCGCGTTTGAAGTTGTCTTGACCGTGAGTCTCAACATCTTTCTTAACCTCTTCGGAAGACGACCAGTATGTCTTCCAGTCGCTGTCCACCTTATACTTCTTCTTCTTACCCTTAACAACTTTAGTCTTGGAGAACTTGGTCAGCTTTTTTCCGATGTATCTACGCCTTTAAGATTGGTGATAAGATATACGAATCCGATGTACTTATCATCAATCTCTTCTATCGGTTGACCATTGTACAACCATGTCATATCAATAGTCGTCATCCAACCACTCTGAGTAATCTACATCATCTTCGCTGGAAGTAGGTTCTGTAGCATCTCCGCAGAACGGGCAGTGGGAAGGTTCTTCAACACTTTCATCTTCTTCATAGACTATAGTATAAGACATTCCACAGTTGGAGCATTCTTGTTCTTTTCTCATAGACTCATCTCGTTTAGTGATTTGGTTAGTAAGTAGTTCTTAAAATCATTAAATCCACCAATCACCTCATCGTCAATCAGAATGAGAGGCACGGTTTTAGCACCTGGATATTGTGCTACAAATTCTTCAGCGGTAATATCTTTACCGATATCGATATTCTCGAATACAATGCCCTTAGATCCAGCGAGGCTTTTCGCTTGGATACAGTATGGGCATGGAGGAGATGTACGAGTGTACATTTTAACTTTCATAGAGACAATCCTTTTAGCATGTCAGAGGTCACATCTTGTTTAACTCCACCAACGACATATGAGGTGATCTCGGTCTCTTGTGGCGCTACTTGAACATTACCGCCAGAGATCCACTTCTCAGTCCATGGGAGAGGGTTAGCTTGTGGCACATGGTATGGAGATTGGTATCCAAGGGTCTTCATACGACGAGTGCCGATCCACTCTATATAGTCGCAAAGCAGCTTCTCGTTCAGTCCGATCATCGAACCGTCTTTAAATAGGTACTTAGCCCAGGATTTCTCTTGATTGATAGCAGATACGAACATACCGACTGCTTGCTGTTCGGTTTCTTTACGAATCTGCTCATACACAGGGTCTTCTTTGATCAGGGTCTTCAAGATGCCGGTTGAAGCTGCAAGGTGGGTATTCTCATCTCGACCAATCAACTTGATCAGTTTAGCATTGCCCTCCATCTTCTTCAGTTCACCGAAAGCCCAAGAACATGCGAAGGAGATATAGAAACGGACGCCCTCTAGAATATTGATAGACAGCAAACAGAGGAATAATTTCTTCTTTAGTTCATATTCATCAACGACAACAGTATTCCCATTGATAGTGTGAGTTCCGTATCCCAGAATATCCTTCAGTTTGCTCGCCCGAATCAGGTCGTCATAATAGTGCGAAATGTCGGTAGCACAGTCAACAATCTCACCGATCTCGCCCATAGTATCAAACACCGAAGATGGGTTTGCATATACATTGCGAATGATATGAGTATAAGATCTAGAGTGGATAGTCTCGAAGAAAGCCCATGTAGCAACCATAGTCTCAACCTCTGGAACAGATGTGACAGGAAGTAATGCTAGGTTTGGGCTACGACCTTGCACAGAGTCCAGTAGAATTTGACGCTTCAGGTTAGAAGTGAAGATATGTTGTTCGTGTTCGGACAGAGAATAAAAGTCCGATCGATCTTTTGATAAGTCGACTTCTTCGGGACGCCAAAAGAACCCCAATTGCTTTTCCGTGATCTTCTCGAACTGAGGGTACTTGACGATATCATATCTTGCGATATCGACAGGTTCATCTAAGAACATCGATGCTTCTAGATGGCTCTTGGTTCTTAGCTTAAATACTGACATAATAGTTCCTTAGACAAAACGGGTTGCCACAGCAACCCGAATTATTATTGTTAGATTTTACAGGAATCGCAATCATCTTCGTCTGAAGCGTCCTGCTCTTGGATAGAATCGTTGGTGATGATGGGGTCTTCCTTCATTTCACCAGCACCATCATATGTGTTGTTATAATAGAGCTGTTTGCCTCCGTACTTATAGAACATGACAATGTGTTTGATCATCTCCGACATAGGGACCTTGCCCTCATCGTAGTTCTCTGGGTTATATGATGTGTTAACCGAGATACCTTGATCGATCCATTTCTGAAGTACAGCACAGATTTTCAGATAACCTTCTGGAGACTTTTGATCCCACAGTAGATCATATTTATTCTTTAGATGATGTATGCCAGGTACAACTTGCGCCATTACCCCATCTTTAGATTGCTTATACGAAACCAGTGCGCGAGGAGGTTCGATTCCATTGGTAGAGTTGCTGATCTGAGCAGAAGTCTCAGCGGGCATCAGTGCCATCAGAGTCGAGTTGCGGATACCCCACTTCAGGAGATCTGAGCGGAGGCCATCCCAATCCAGAGTCGGCGAACGTTTAACCAGTTCATCGACATCTTTCTTGTACGTATCGAGAGGTACGATACCCTGACCGTACTTAGTCTGATTGAGAAGGGGAATAGCACCTTTTTCTTTAGCAAGGTTGACTGATGCTTTGATCAGATAGTATGACCATGCTTCTGCATACTCGTCGACAGTGTCGAGTGCGTTCTCATCATACTTCAATCCGCGTTTTGCGAGGAAGTATGCGAAGTTGATGATACCATTCCCGAGAGGACGACGGTTCTTTGTTCCGAGTTCAGCAGCAAGAACGGGATACCTCTGATAGTCGAGGAGTGCGTCGAGTGCCCTGACCGAGAGGTCGCAGTACGGTTCGAATTCCTTCGGGTCGTTGATAAGTCCCCAGTTTTGGGCAGACAGAGTACACAGACTGATTTCGCCATTTGGATCTTCCGAGTTTTCAAGTGGTGTTGTTGGTAAATCGATTTCTGTACAGAGATTAGACATCCTGATCGGAGCTAGTTCTGGAATAAATGCACCGTGCTCATTAGCATGGTCAGCGTTCATCAGATAGATACGTCCAGTGTCTTTACGTTCCTTTACGAACTGGGAGAAGACTTCTAGTGCGGGCAATTGCTTCTTACGAATCGAAGAATCTGCTTCATATTTGAGATATAGTTCTCTGAACTTATCCTGATTAGCATAGAACGACTCATACAATCCAGGGACTTCGTCTGGCGAGAAGAACGTGATCTTACCACCAGTCAATAGGCGCTCATACATCAGTTTATTAAACTGAAACGCATAATCCATTTGTCTGACACGAGTTTCTTCAGTACCCTTACTATTCTTCAGAACGACCAGTTCTTCAAACTCGTAGTGCCAGAGTGGGAGGTATACTGTAGCAGCACCTCCGCGAACTCCGCCTTGAGAGCAGGACTTTACAGCAGCTTGAAAATACTTGAGAAAAGGAATAAGACCAGTGTGTACGATAGAACCGTCACCGATCCTAGAACCAAGAGCCCTGATACTCCCAGCTCCAATGCCGATACCAGCCTTCTTAGAAATATATCTAACGATGGATGTAGAGGTAGAGTTAATCGAATCCAGAGAATCGCCCGACTCGATAAGGACACAACTCGAAAACTGGCGAGTAGGGGTACGGAGACCAGCCATAATAGGCGTTGGTAGAGAAATGTAAAAATTCGAGATAGCATCGTAATAATCTTTCACATACTTCAGACGAGTTTCCTTTGGATAGTTCGCAAAGAGAGTCGCCGAGATCATCATGTAAAGGATCTGCGGAGTTTCGAATAGTTTCTTAGTAGCACGATCTTGAACAAGGTACTTGCCTCGGAACTGCTCCATGCCGACAACTGTGAAATTATTATCTCGGTCATGTTTGATGTATGAGTTCAGAGTATCGATTTCTTGATCTGAATACTTCTCGGTGATCTCGGAGTCATATACTCCAATAGCAATGTTGCGTTCGATCATCTTCTTCAAATGCCAGGGCTCATATGAGCCATACACTTCTTTACGAATCTTGTAGTTGATCAGTCGTGCTGCAACGTATTGATAATTCGGAGTTTGTTCCGAGATTAGTTCAGATGCTGAACGGATAAGCAACTCATGAATGTTATCAGTCTTGATACCTTCATAGATCTGAATATTAGCCTTCATCTCGATCTCACTGACGGAAACACCATTGATTCCGTCAGTAGCCCACTCTAAAACCTTGTGGATCTTATTGACGTCAAAGTGCTCACCAGCACCATCACGTTTCACTACTGTAATTCTATCCATTAAAGAAAAACTCCATGTTATTGGTATAAACCCATATTATACTACGATAGACATGATTTGACAATCACTTCTTATCATCAGGTGCTGCAGCGGGTTCGTAATACTCTTTATATTTGTTGATGATTGTTCGCTGTGTACTTATAAGATTCCGAATCTCGGCGATACTCATACTGAGTTGCTGATACCCCTCATCAGTCAGAGCAAATACGACGGGATCTTGTCCAAGGTCTTCCATCTTCTTGAACACGTCCACACTATTATCTTTGGTGATAACTAACCACTTTATCGGTCTAGCTTTCAGTGGTTCTGGATTGGGGATGTCGAGTCTAGTTCGATCAACCGGCTTCGATACAACCTCTATTGGCTTTACACTCGTAGCACACCCGGAAATATTACTTAGAGCTGTAATTAGGGTTAGCAATCCCAGGACACTCTTTATTGATTTGATCGATCTTTGTTGCATTTTTCTCAGCCTCAGTTAGTGGAGCACCCGATGCGATCTCAAGGCATCTTGTAGCATTCTCGGTTGCTTTGTTTACGACAGCTTCAATCCTAGCAGGTCTAGCAGAAGCGCTCTTTCCAAGATCCCTCTGTTGACCATTCTGGCTAGAGGTGAACTTATCTTTCAGATTATCCAGATCTTTATCTTGAAGCTTGATAGTAGTGTTAAGTTCAGTATTGATATCGCGGATCTTCTGTTGATCTTTTTGAACTTCCTTCAGAACTTGCTGCTGCTGCTCTACTGCTTCGGTCAATTTCTTGGAATTCTCTTGACTGACAGCTAGGTCTGCTCGAAGACCAGTCACGTACCACAGCCCGAATAAGACAGAGATAAGTCCCACGACGATAGCGACAGCTTTAAACGATGATGATATTCCTAACATATTATACTCCAAAAATGAAAGAGCGGCAATGCTTGTCAAAAACCTAATTTAGGCCTATAATAAGCAATGCCGCTGCGGGGGTGAAGCTATGAGTTACTCTTGCTTGATGCGCTTGTATTTCGTACCATCAGCACGCCTGAACATATGATTCAAGCTCCACTTAGAACGTTTATCCTGCTTCTTACCAGTGATGTTCATATCGACACCACCACCAGCTACGGAATTAACTGCTACTTCTTCATTAGTATTCTGTTCAGCTATGTATTCTTTGAATGTGATCATTTCACGATATCCTGGATAGAAACGAAGACTTTCTGACGAGTCTTAACATGCTCGACACAGTAGATATTAGCACCAAGAATAGATCCTACTGGCTGAGTATTTTCATATACGATGATCGAGCTTCCAGACCTTGCTATCATCTCACCAGTCTTAGGTGATGCTACATCTGAGAGTAATGTGTACGAGCCCTTGCGAAGACTGCCATCAGACTCGGTTAACCAAGTGTTTGATTCATATAGAGTCGTATCCAAGGAAAGATCGTTATCTCCAGCATACTTCTCCATCAGTTTCACAATAGCTTGTTCACTGATACCAGTCTCTTCCTTGATCAACCACAGAGCAGCAGCCCAAGAAGCTAAACGTGTCTGTCCTACCAGAGGAGTCTTTTGAATGATTCTCTTGATATTATATACCAGTCGATGAAACATAGTATATGCTGACTTCTCCTCATCTGTAGAAAGCTCTGACACTTTCTTAAGAGGAGTTCCCTGTGCGTCGATGATCCCGAGCTTATATGCATCGGTATTCACCCACTGAGTGACTAAGAGCTTGATGAATCTAAACGTGTAGAATAGATCAGCTCCTCTTTGAATAATTCCCATCAAATTTTCCTTAATGCTTCGACCACTGTAGGGTCTAGTGGTACGTCTACATATTCTGTGTCTGGTAGATAATGTAGATATACCAAGAATGTCTTTATCGCTGGCCAGAACTCTTGTTCTACTCGGTAGAACACCATCTTATTAGCAGCTTTGATACCGAACACATTGTAAATGATGATCAGATGATTGAGGATCAGACGATACTGTAGATCATCATGCTCCTCATATCGTTTCAGAAGCCTCTTTAGGTACTTAAACCGATTGAGGTCATCATAGAACTCACTGATCTCTGTGCATTGCGGATTAGTATAGTTCTTTGCTGCGAACAGAGTGAAGTTCTCTTCATTCAATACATCAAAAAGAGGTTCAACGCTCATATCGTCCTTGTAGTTATTACTTCTAACTACTTATTCAAGATTTGCCGAAGAGTTTTCCCAATAGAGAAGGTTTCTTCTGTTCTTCAACTGTTTCAGCATCGGGCCCTTCTACGTGCTGTTCTGTTTCTGTAGCTGTCTGTTCTTCGACAGTAGATTCCACAGTATCTTTAGCAGTACGCTTTTTATATGGGCCACGCTTCTTCTTAGTTTCTGAAGAAGGAGTCTCTGTTACAAGACCCTTCTGTGCTTTTAACAATTCACCAGTCTTAGCGTCTACCCATCCACGGATAGTCGGAACTGCATCTTTCGCCCATGCTGGGGGAGTTGGTTTAGTCATAATAATATCTCACTTAGTTTATAGTGCTCGTACAGAAGCTACGACAGTATTGGCGAATGGCTTCTTTGGGGCGGTTTTCAGAGCGTGTTCCTGGAATGCATAGAACACTTTAGCTTGGCGCATATCGGAGAAAGACTTGACGATCTGTTCGTTCAGAACAACGTTAGTCTTACCAGCGAAGCCCGGCTTGATGCGCAGATCGTGCTTCTCAGCAACAAACTGAACTTCATACTTAGTGTCCTCGAACATGATCTCAGTTTGATCTTGCTCATAAGCAGTACGGACCGCTTGAATGAAAGCAGGAGCTTTTTCTTCTGAGATTGTCTCGGGAACCCAAGAGAGAGTATAGTCTCTACGGATGTATGCTTTGCCTTGAGCCATGTACGACAGTGCGTCAGTAATAGCAGCGATATCTTTTCTTAAGTCCATTGTGGTCCTCTTATGCGTTTGGTTGTGAAGCTTTGGACTTAACCGCTACTTCTGGTTTATCTTTGTTCGGATAGTCTACAACCTTCTTCTGATCTACAGGAGTAGTCTTAGGTTCTGCAGCTTTACCTTTAGAACCATCTGGTTGCGTGTCCTTAGCTGGATGCTCGACGACCTCTAGTTCGTGCTTATCAATGAAGTCTAGTTCGCCAGCAGATAGGTTATCACCCATCTCTTGCTTTGCAGCAGCTTCTTCAAGTTTAGCTAGCACAGAAGCAATCTCTTCTTCAGATAGGATATCCTTTACAGCTTCAACGAAGTCTTCTTTCACATGAACTCTAGCAGCAGTTACAGCATCTTTGTAAGACTTACCCTTGCGGAGGTGCATGTTGATCGCGTCTTGCATCCTCTTAGATTGACGTGCATAGTGCTCATCATCATTCTGCTCTTGAACTTCGACCTGCTCAGATTGTTGCTT